GTCCATCCTCTCCCCCCCCCCCAAAAACACCCCTCTCCCCCCGCGCCGAAACCCCCTTATCGGCGAAGGAAAAACCCGCCGTTTCCGCCAAAAGTGGCGACGTTATCGGGGAAAGTAGCACCGCCTCCTCCGCCGGAACCTCCTCGCCCACCTACAGAGTTATACTGAGTGTCTACAATAGTGATAAACTGTGGCGATTCACCACTATTTGCAACTACACCATTTAAAACTGTGGCTTGTCCTTGCGCAGTGGGAACAACCCAAGGCAAGGCTTGTCCTGGGCTTACATCCATGTAGCCGGAAGCGAAATATCCTCCTCCGCCACCACCGCATTGGCCGGAATAATGCACTCCAAAAGTGTTTTGTAATGCTGTTCCTCCTGCCCCACCATGCCCAACAAGGATGTACCTAATCTTGTATACATTAGGCGGCACCGTCCAAGTTCCTGCTCCTGCTCCGAAGGATACCGCACCACTAATACCGCTTACTCGGATAGTCGTACTTACCTTACCTTCGTCATACCACCTACCGGAATTAGTAGTAACATAGTTAAATGCCCTCACATAAAGCTGTCGCTCTTCCAATCTGCCTGTTTCAAAATGCACATCGGCACTATCAAACTTATAGAATCCATCCTCTGTACTCGTTGGCATACTGTCGTATTTAAAGACAAAATGCACCCCACTCCACAAGCCCCTAGTAGGTTTAGCCCATGTAAGCCGGACTTGCTTATGCGCATACATGGTCGCACTAAAATTTGTGATAGAGGCTATTCCGAAGGCATCTATGGCCATCTGTTTAAGTAAGCCCTTGGAGATGGTTACTTCTGAATTTTTGCCGTCTCCATAGCTAGTCCTAGGATTGCTTACGGACTTTTTGTAGTTTCCTGCAGGAAGCGGAAGGCTCATCACAGCTCCTGCATTTGAAAATGGTGTGCTGTCTCCTAGGACTGCTGCCGTTCCTCTGTTCTTTCCTCCTGCACCTCCAAGCGGTATAAATACTTCACTCATTACTTACTCACCCCCTTTAATTTAACCTTAAACTCCTTGTTAGGCTTCTCTACTGCACAGTAGAAGGTCACATATCCATCCGTAACCTCTGCTGCAGTTATTAGTCCTGCCATCTCGTCATAGGTCTCTATATCGGTAGGACTTGAAGTCTTAGTGTGCGCTTTCCCCATAGATACGGAATCTGTGGCCTTAACTGTTGGGACAGATACCTTTTGGCTATATGGTGCGGAGTTACTCCAGGCATTGGCCGGAATGGTTACGATTGTTTCCCCTTTCAGTCTATCAATCTGTGCCGAAAGATTTCCAACCGGTGTATCCGTGAGAGTTCGCTCAACTGTTTCAAACCATGATTGAAAATTCCCCTGTAAGGACTCCTCAATCTCCTCCATCTTCCCTGTGTGCTCACTATAGTTACGCTCTACCCTACGGGTAAACTCTTGATAAAAACCGTTTAGCTGCGCGTAGAAAGTTTCTGTAGAGAGATGGTCTATAAGCTGCGTAATAAAACCACATACAGAGCTATCGCCTCGTGTATCTGTTATGGCGGACTGAGTAATAGCCGTTGCATTTGACTGAATGTATATTGTAGCTAAAGATAGTTCGTAGTAGTCTCCTCGCGCCGGAGTAAGAAGTGCCGGAGCAACAGGATTCACCGCAGCAGTGCCTTCCTTCACAATGATTTCACAGCATCGATTTTTATAGTTTGCTCTTAACACAACTCTATCAATTCTCGCATACTGCTGAGGTGCTTTGCTTAAGGTATGCGTACTCTCTAAATCATCGTAGGCAAATGCACCCTGAATCAGTCCAAAGCCCGGACGGACTTTAACGGTTAGCCCT